CCATCTATCTCTATGCCTATCGCAAGTGTAGCAAGGCGTGCTGTCTCACTGCATACAGCTTTTGCAAAGTTGATAGTCTTTATATGCTCGTCCTTGTCTAACCAGTACGGACTGCCCTTATAGATGTATGCACATTTTTCTATAGCTCTCTGCATCTCTGGACTAGTTACAGTGTCAATCTTAAATTCATCTCTTGCCTTTTGTCTAAAAAGGTTACTTAATATCTCTTTCATTCTGCTAAATATACCCATCTATTCCACCGCTATCAGTTTAACGTTTCCGATTTTTGTTTCTATATCTCCTTGTATCAAATCGCTATTAATCGTAAGCCAAACCCCACCATCATGGATAGATATTTTTTCTATATCCTTGATGCCTAACATTACATTTCCAATTTGTATACAAGTTACATCTTTTAGATTTATCATTATTATGCGTTCTCTCCTCTCCTCATAATCACTCTGTTGTATGCATACCTCAACGAATCAATAGCATGATTGTCTCTGTCTGGGTATCCGCTTATTATGTTACCGTCTTTATCTCTATCATACTCATACGTTGTAATTTCTTTGTATGCGTATGGTGTTCTCCTCGGGTCAATTACAATCTTCCTACGTTGTAGCCATTTCATGCCGTATTCAACTGACCCTGGACCTTTAACTGCTGCCTGTGCCACAAGACCTAAGTTTCTATAGTCCTCTACAGATTTAGGCTCTGCACTATCACAAACGATCGCATAATCGTTATAGCCTTTTTTCTTTATCCAATCGGCTGTTTGCTCGTTTGACCGCTTATTTACACAATGTTCGTCTATAAAATAGATTGTTTCTCGTGCCACATCGTAGTAGGTCCTTGTAAATGCGTACTTATCC